CCATCTCGCATAATGACGGCCCACCAGGGGGGGGCTGGGTTTCTATACCCCTATTTTACCAAATCAAGGGGGATTGCACAATGACGAACTGCAAAAAATGTAAAAAGGAGATCCCGGACGGGGCGATGTATTGCCCATGGTGCGGGGCTGCCCAAAAGAGAAATCCTAAGAAAAAAATGTATCAGCGCCCTGACGGTCTCTTCCAGGCTATCAAAGTAATTGACGGGAAGCGGGTCTATTTCTATGGGCGCACAGAAAAGGAAGTCACAGATAAAATGGTCGCCTATACAGCCGAACAGGAAGCCGGTCCCTACTTTGAGCCGGTGGCCGATGAATGGCGGGAAGAGGTTTATCGTGATCTGGAATACAACACTGCACGGGGCTATGAAGCCAAATACAAGCACGCCGTAGAATATTTCGGCGAAAAACGAATCAGGTCTATTCAACCTGCCGATGTCCGGGCTTATGTCAAGTACCTGTCCGGCCGGGGCTATGCATATAAGACAGTTGCTCATCATCTGTCTGTGCTGCGGCTGATCCTGGACTATGCTGTCGGGCATGATGTCATCCAAGTGAATCCCGCTACCGGGGTAACAGTGCCGAAGCGGCTGCCTCGGAGCCATCGGGAAATGCCCAGCGATTCTGACCTGCATCTGATTCAAGCCAATGCTGATAATGGTATCATGGGGCGGGCTGCCTATTTTGCGCTATACACTGGCTGCCGCAGTGGTGAGCTGTTTGCCCTCCAATATAAGGATATTGACCGGGAGGCCAAGCTGCTGACGATCAGCAAATCAGTATACTATGTTGGGCCAAAGCCTCATATCAAGCAGCCCAAGACAGCCGCAGGAAGCCGCACTGTGCCTCTGCCGCAGTTTCTATTGGATAAGATACCCGATGCCCCAGGGAGCCGATTCATCTTCTCGCCAGACGGAAAGGAGCCTATCTCAGATAGCTTCCGCCGGAACGGCTGGACGAAATTCCAAAAAGAAACGGGAATCAGTTGTACGCTGCATCAGCTCCGGCACGCCTACGCCTCGCTGCTTTATGAATCCGGGGTGGACGAAAAAACCGCCCAGAAGCTGATGGGTCACTCTGACATCACCACCACGCTCCGCATCTATACCCATCTCCGGGACGAACATCTGCAAGTCTCTCAGGATATCTTCCGGGCCTTTTTGGATTTCAAGTGATCCCGGTTTTCCCTCGATTTTTACTGCGTACTTTTTACGTCCTGCGCGCTGAAATTCTGTGAAATTTCGTGAAACTTTATGAAAAGCCAAAAAGCCGGGGACATAGCGAAAAAAGCCCATGAACACCGCATTTTCTGCGTATTCATGGGCTTTTTCTTTTGCCGGTCATTTCCGGCGCTCTGGCGGAAAGAGGGGGATTCGAACCCCATAAAAACGGCTTATTCATCGGTATTTTCGGATCTCCTGCGTACTTTTTGCCTAAATCCTATATACTTCCCGTCTTTTATCCTGCGGTCTGGATACGGTTCCATGTCATCGATCACCCAATCCCGCCCCACCTTGTAGGCCGTCTTAAATCCTCCACGCGCTGCCATCTGGCGCACAGCTGGGATTGACTTCTTGTGCTTTCGGGCATACTCGATCAAAGTGATTATCATTTCTCCCACCCGAGATATTTCCGCGCGCGGTCGAAAATGGCATCACTGTCCTCACTCGAATCCCCACGATCTGCCTGATACAGCGCATCAGTGATTCCTGGCTCAAAGTCTTCGGCCCGGCGGAAAATTTCGTCCCACAGATCCGGGTTGCGATAATCCAAAGAATCCTCCAATTTCAAAAGGTCCTCATTGCTGAAACTCATGTAATACTCGTTTGTCATTTTTATCTCTCCTCTCTTGTGCTATCCGATCACAATATTGTCCGGCGCAATCTCCAAATAAAACCGGAGGAAATCCAAGTCACTGCATGGGCTTTTCTCCGCGCGGGCGTACTCCCTATACCGGTCGCTCATTGCCCCGACTATAATTTCCCAGGGCGCCTCCGCTATGGCCTCCTCTGGTGTGACCCAATGCTCACCGGTATCCACGCTGATCTGCGCAGGCTCCTCCCGGATCAGGTAATCTACCGGGGCTTCCAAGATTTCGCTCAATGCCACCACATTCCGGGCGGTGATATTCCCGGGATTTATGATCCCGGTCTCGATCTTGGATACAGTGGATTGCGGGACGCCCATGTACTCGGCAACGGCTTTCTGTCCGATTCCCAGGCTCTCTCTTGCTGCCTTAACGGTTTTGCTGCTCATCGTGGTTTCCTCCTTTATCCAATCCAGGTCATTGTCTCAGCATTTACGCTGTCATACTGGCCGACTGTGTACTCCCCAGTTTCCTTATCAACATAACCGCACTTGTAGTTCCCCTTGTATTTGCCGTTCAAGGTGTAGCAATAGATCCCGAGATAAATGCGGCCATTGCGATCACTCTCGGCGATCTTCTGCTCCATCCCCAGGTGGATGTAGTGACCGTTATCATCTGCCATAAACTGTTCAATGTTATTTTTGAGGGCTTCCACTGTTACTCTGTATTCTGTCATTTCTATTTTCTCCGTTCTGCGATCCTCGTTTATCTTCTCTTTATGCCTTAATTATATACCAATATTGGAATATATGCAATCTAAATCCCCACCAAAAATCACCGTAAAAATATAGCAATATTGGTATAAAATCTAAAACTTTACCAATATGGCAATTTATGCTATACTATCCCCAACAGGACCGCCCGCACCTCTTCATGGTGTCCCAGCGGCGGACATAAAAAATCCCCTGGACACCGGAGAAAAAAAAACATTTATTATAAAAACAAAAACGCCCCGTTTGTTGTGGGGGGGGCTCTTTTGGCTATGTAATTACTTTTCGCTGCTGTCTACAGCATCATTGAGAGACTTAATTGCTGCCTGGAGGAAAGCCGGAATCGGAGCGCCCAAGGCGCCCGCATTTTCCACGATACTTCCAAGCTCTGTGACGATGTACCACACCAGCACCACCGGTCCCAGGAATACGGAATAGTCAAAGGGCAGTGTGATGCCAGGAACGTTGGCCAAAATCATGGCGATGAGCCAGTCGAAGATCAGGGCGACGATCACTGCCACTGCCGAGCCAATCTTATGCCAGCAGCCCTGACGGGCCACAGCGGAGGACCACTCCCCCTTGCTTCGGGCTACCATTGTACCAGTAATCCAGTCCAAGGCCATACAGCCTACAAATGCCACCACCAGCCATCCAAGCCAACCCAGGGCGGCAGATACCGCTGCGCCTGCTCCGGTGATGATTACTTTCCATTCATTGATCTGCTCCATGCTTCTCTCCTCCTTACAGTGTGATCTGCGTAATACCCCGGGAGCGCAGCAGTTCGTTCAGCTCTGCCAGGGTGATCGTGGTTTCTTCCGGTTCGGGAGCAGGCTTGTCCGTATTCCCATAGCCATTCAGTCCGACTCCCTTGATAATGGACGGGAAATCCTGATAGAAATAGTCCTGATCCACATCTGTTTGGATACCATCAATCCTGCCGGTCCAGCTGTACTGCCAAGCCGCAGGAGCCGGAGTCAGCTTTGTGGAGGGATCGCCATCAATCCAGGCGATCCAGCTGGTGTACTTCTTGGCGAGTGCCGGATAATCCAGCTTAGCCTGGGCCCAGGAGAGCGTGGTGTAGATTCCAACAAAGTAGCCCTCGGCCTCTACAATGCTGCAGAAAGTGTCTACGATCTCGGTGAGCTGTTCCTTTGTCAGATTGCCCTGGGTCTCAGCGCATTCCACATCGTAGTAGATGGGGTACTCCAGCTGCTTGCCCTTGAGCAGCTCCAGACACTTGGCAGCTTCCTGCTTAGCCTGCTCGGCATTCTTTGCTACGCCGTAGTAGTAAGCGCCTACCGGGACGCCGGCGTCCGTGAAGCCCTTGTAATTGGCTTCCCAGGACTTATCTGCGCTCGGGACAAAGTTGCCCCAGTATGTAATGCCGCAGCGAATAATGACGCCGTCAACCTGTTTTGCCACCTTTTCAAAGTCAATGTCGCCCTGGAAGGTGGACACATCAATGATGTTTTTTGCCATGAGAGCCCTCCTAACTGTTACCACTTTTTGTGGATTTAATCAATTAAATATTGCCCCAAAATTGTGCCAGGCCAAACATTATAAGTAAAGGTGGGAGTACCAGTTACAGATGAATTGCCATTCGCATATGTAGCTCTTATTCTGACCTTCCCGTCAATGTTTATTTCGCAGGACCATATGATCATAAACAGATTTCCACCAGTTACTGATATTGTTCCGGATAGAAAATACTGCAATACTACATGAGGCGGAGGCACATTTACAGTATTAGTAAAGTAAGGTGTACCTACTGATGCTGCATTTTCGGTTATTACACTTGTGGATTTACTGAATGTTCCGTTTGCAACTACTGTAATCAAACTTCCTTTTTGATATACTCTAAATTCAGAGTTTGTCTGAATTACAGCCCCAAGTGCTGTACTATCCGCCCACACCGGTCCATCATTGCTTTGCGTCAGCACCTGCCCTGCGGTTCCTCCGGCAGGAACACCCTGCCCAGCCGGCCCCTGCGGTCCCGCCGGGCCCTGCATACCAGTCACCACAATCCGTTGTGCCTTGCCGTTGCTGTCGCCGTAATAGATTGCCATGCTTTCTTACCTCCTTATCAAGAAGCGTAGTTTTAAAATTTAGTTGTTATAAGCGGAATAAGGATATATTGTAGACAACCCTCCTCCAGTCAATCCTTCGGGAAGCTCTAAATCGAAGTTTTCTGTTCCGTTATAGATTCCTCTGACAGTTATAGCTACATAACCTTGATTTCGGGTTATGTTGAGTTCTGCTGCCCATGTAAGCAGATTGCCATTTATATTTATGGATGAGGAGTAGTTGTTATTTATTTTGTTTTCGCTGTACGGATTAACAGGTCTATATGCGGCGGGTATTACATTGGGACTTTCAGGGGGTACAATTTGATATGTTTTCCCTACGATTGAAAAAGACCCATATTGTGGGGTAGATGGAACAGACCATGTTCCTGTTGGGGGTTCGGAAATTGGTTTCAGCATCAATAAAGCGAGACCTGCTGATTCGTTTATTTTTAGTGTATAGGAATCATTATCCACAACCTGTTGCCAGTTTCCAGCTCCACCGTTTACCTCTGGCGTGATGTAGAGTGTGCCCTGGGGCAGCGGGGATTCTCCTGGGGTCAGCGGCTCGGTGCCGTACTGGACATTTCGGAACTGTGCCGTTCCGAGCGCGCCGGCTGCCCCCACAGCCGGGCCGGTCATGGTGCCACCCGAAAGGGGGAGAAAACTGCCGGAAGCGCCGCCCACAAAATACGCCACGCCGCCGCTGATCTGGAAGGTCAGGACTGCGCCCTGCTTCCAGCCGTCAGTGACCGGGTTGCCGTTGAGGTCTGTCACAGTGACGGGGGTGCCGTTGTAGGTGTAGCTGTCGCCCTCTGTCCAGTCGGCAGGAGCGAGGAAGGTCACGGTCACGGCATCTTCCGGGCCGGTGATGGCAACGGTGGTGCCGCTGCGTGTAGCGGTAGCGGTCAGAGCGCCGCTTTCCAGCCCGGAAACTGCCTCCTGCGCCTGTTCTGCCAGGGTGTTGACAGCAGTCTGGGCATCGTTAACCTGCTTCATCAGGTAGTTGTAGCCGTGCTGCTGGCTCAGCCCCGTCTCGGTGCCTCCGGCGGAGACATACTGCAAGTTTGTCCAGTTCTCCGGCAGGTCTGCCGGGAGCGCCGGCTGGGTGATAGTGATATCAGACATTTGCTGTTCCCTCCTCTACTTTGATCGAGTGCCGGAAGATGGCTTGCTCTGTGATGGGCACATACACGCCGGAGGAAGTCAGCACCTCCCCGCTGGAATCCAGCAGCTCCACGAGCGTTACCTCGGCGGCCTGTTCCTGTGTGACGGTGTACGAAATATTTGCCACATTTTCTGCGGCAGATTTGGTCAGCTGCGTGATGCTGATCGTCCCATTTATCCGGGCAGACGCCACGAGATCGACGATATTTTCGGCTGAGCCGTTCAGCAGCGCAGACTGGATCGATTTTTGCGTCGGCATTTTGATTACCCCCAGACTTTCCTCCTGCCCGAACGGCAGGCTGCCCAGCAGCCACGCCCCAAGGCGGTAGTTGAATGAAAATTTTGTAAGGTCGATCTGCTCGTTTTCGAGAAGCGTATCAGTCGTATATGGGCGGTTACGGTATACGATATGCGCCGGCTTGACCTTGTTCAGCGTGATGGCCACCTCGTTGGCCCACAGCTGATTTTCCGCCGAGCTGTCGATATACAGTGTGTAGTTGGGGTAGTCCACCTCCACCTCCCATTGGCCCGATCCGATGATCTCGTCCAGCTTCTGGTACAGAAATCCCAGCGTAAACGGTGGCCGGGTGCTGATACGATTGAGCGCACGTCGCCGGCGGAAGTCCAAGTCCTCAGTCGCCGGGTTGGGGATGATGCCGAAGATCTGCTCCCACATCTCCACAGCGCTGGTGTCCATTGTCTGGAAGAAGAAATTATCGGCGATCGCCGTCATCTCGCTGATTGCCGTATCAAATTCCGGCTGCTCGGCGCCGATGATCTGCTGGAACTCCGGGATATCCCGGAACCAGTCGGGCAGGCTTTCGATCAGCGGATTATCCAGCTGCAGCTTCACTCAGCGTCACCTCCCCCAGCACGGGCACCTGCTGCGTCTGACCGGTCTCGGTCAGGATGATATCGTCGGTGCCGCTGTTGAGCGTCACATTCGTGGCATTGACCACACCGGAAGTGCCCACGATCGCCGCCAGTACCCGGGCGAGGTAGACATCGGCGGCATACTCCACCGTAGTCTGCCCCAGCTGTGTGTCCCACGCCTGCCGGACGCTCAGCAGATAGGCTTCGATGGCCTGCTCGGCAAGTGGCTGCACCTGCCCGATGTCGTAGCCCGCCGCCAGCGTCACCGTGGCCGCCACATTGACGGTCACCTCGGTGGGCACCATCACCGTGACCTTCGCCCCGATGGGCGCAAGGCCGAGGCCAAGCCCCTGCCCCGGCGGCGGGTCGATGGCGTTCTGCACATTTTCCACCAGCGTCGGAGACGCCGGCAGGAAGTCCGCCCCCAAAATTGACAGCGCCACGGTGCCGCCGCCATTCCAGGTCGGATACACCTGCACCGCTCCCACGCCGTCAATCGCCAGCACATCCTGCCGGTAAGCGGCAATGTTACCGGCAAAGGGCCGATCGTTGAGCGCAGTGATGAGCCGCTCCCGCAGCGCATCGTCTGTCTCCTCATCGTCGCCCGGGACAAGGATATCGGTCAGTGTTGCCGAGGTCAGCCCTGGGATGGCGGTGATCGGCAGGATCGGCCCCGAGTAGTGATTGCCAATGGTGCCTGGGGTCTCCGCTGTCAGCTGATACTCCCCGGCTGTGCCGGTGGCTGCCGTCACCTGGAAGTTGATCGAGTTGGTGCCATCGATGGTGGAAAATCGTGCCCCGATGGGCACATCGATATTGAAAACGCCCAGTCGCACCGCTGCGCTGGCTGGGTACCGCGTCAGCCCGGCGATGACCGCCAGATAGTCCAGCGACTGGCCCACAGCGGTCTGGACAAAGGCGGAGCGCTGCACTTGGTCAAGGGACAGGTAGAAGCCCTCCAGCGCCCACCCGGCAGGCCCCAGCGCGGTCTGGATGATGCTGCCCTCCCGCTTGTCATAGATAGCCGGGACGCGGTCAAGCATCCGCTTGAGGATCGCTGCGTAGGTTTCCCCGCTAAAATCGATCATGTGATGTCCACCTCCACTGTCTGGTCTGTGTCGCCGTACACCGTCCGCACCGTCATCGAGGCGGTCAGCGTGCTCCCGGATACGCTGTACTTAAAGTTTGCAATCCCAAGGATGCGGGCGTCCACCGAGAAGGCGTCCAGGATGCGGCGCTGCATCTCTGCGGCCACATATCCCGGATCCTGTCCGATCAGCCCACGCCACTGCATCCCGAAGTCGGGACCGTATATCTGCCAGTAGAACTGCTCAACATTGAGGATGATCTCCACTGTCTGGGTGATGGCCTGCAGCCCGTCTGCCATGCCCCGGATGCGCCGGGTGCTTGGGTCTACATACCAGGTCAGCGTTGGCTGCTGCGTGAACTCGATGTCCGGCTGCAGCGTCACGCTGTTTTGCGGTAGTGTCGGCATCAGCTCGCACCTCCTTCAAAAACGCGGGACAAGATGATGAATTTTTGCCCGTTCTGCACCCGCATCATCAGCACACGGTCGCCCACCATCAGCCCCCGGTTGAGGATGATGTACCCGTTTTCGACCGGAAGCGCCGTGCCGTTTTCGGTGCAGACGATGCTTGCCTGCAGTAGCGCCGGTTCCGTTTCGTAGGTATCCGCAAGGGCTTCGCCGGTGTCGCCGTCGTCGGTGGTATGCGTGTGGGATAGGGTCTTGATCTCGTGCTTGTGCTCAAGGATGGGGATCTTTTTCTCCACCACCGCCTCAGTCAAGTACAGTACGCCAGCCTGCAGCGGCGCCATCATCGTGTCCACTGTGACCGCAAGCGGGGCGATGCTGTCCACCGTCCCGATCTGCAGGTCGGTGGTTTTGCCTTTGTTGATGTCCTGGATAATCTGCTGTATGACTTCGATCAGCTCCACAGCTTCACCCCCTTAGAGTTCGAGCGTCTCGATTTCCATCGTGTGGACGCCTTCGGTGTATGTGTGCGTTATCTTCTCAATTAGGACATACTGCGTTACTCCGATGTCTGGGATGTTGACCAGGATCATCTGCCCGGCCCGCAGCCCGGAGACGCCCAGCGAGGAGATGCGCAGCGTCCGCATAGGCCTGTTGTAATACTCCAGCGTCGCCTCTGCCTGCGCCTTGACCTGTGCGTCGTTGACATCGCCGTCCACCGTCTGGTAGAGCTGCAGCAGTCCCCAAGTCTCGATGGTGCCGCTATCCTGGGCGATGAACACATCGGTGCGCCCGGTCTCCTCGTTGGGCCGCGCCAGCTTGACGCTGTTGTAGGTCTGCTCGTCAATGTCCCGCTTGTAGGTGTAGTCCGTCAGCAGGCTGCTGTCGCCGATCATCACATCAGAGATCATCGCCCCGGCCTCCTGCAGCGCCAGCCCGGTGCCGTCGTCGTAGAAGATGTACAGCGTCCCGGTGTTAAGCAGCGTTTGCTCTACGGCGTCGCCGATGATGTCCAGGCAGGTCTGCTCCTGCTCTACGAGCGAGGGGATGGGATAGCCGGTGGAGGCGATCTCCCCGGTCGTCACCTGCAGGTCTCCGGCGATCTGCCGGATGATGTCCCCGGCCTCCTGCGCATAGAAGGCATAGGACGCCGAGGCCTTGAGGTAGCGCAGCCGGTCGTAGCAGGTCACATCGGTCACGCCCCAGCGGTCCCGGGAGACAGTGAACACCCAGCCGAAAAACTGCTGTTCGCCCCCGTCAAGAAACTGCACCGCATTGCCCTCTCCGATCTCCATGTCGCCGGTGGCGGCAAGCGTGAATTTCAGCGTTCCGGGACTGCCGGTGCGGTTGGTCGTCCAGACCACGCTCTCGGCTACGCTCGTCACATCCCACACGGCGCCGTCTTCGTTGACGATGAGGAGCTGCTGCTCTGCTGCGTTCATTCGCTCACCACCTCCAAGCTGCCGGCCTTCGTCCAGCCCAGCCATCCGCCGCTCTCAGTGGTGATATGGATGGGATAGGCGCGGGTGCTGTCAGAGATGATGCGCTGTACCTTTGCCCGGCGCCCGTTGCCGTTGCCGTGCGGCTCGTCGCCGTAGCTGGTGTAGTAGTAGGGACCGTTGGCGATCACCGTTGCCCCGACGCACAGCTGTCCGGCGGGCTTAGAGCGGGCGCTCTGGGTCGTGGCCGTCTGCCGTCCGTCGCTGATCTCCACATCGACCGTCTGCGGCGCATAGTCCTTATACTCGGTGACTTCCAGCTTGTAGTAGAAATCGCCGGTCTCGCCGCTCTTCTCCCGGTACTCGAAGCTGGTGACCAGGCACTCCATCCCGGTGTCTCCAGTCATGTACGGCGTGCCGTCCTCATAGTATCGTACCGGTGTGTACAGGATCACCTGCTTGTCCTCCATCGCCGTCCGGAAAAAGTCGATGTAGAACTCCGGCTCCCGGAAATCCCCTGTGGTCAGTACCCAGCCGCCCTCTGGGCGCCCGGGAAACAGCGAGGAGATCTTGACCGTCCGCAGCTTCGGGATCCGGGGGATCATGATCGGGCCGATGCCCAGCACATTGTATTCGCCGTTGGCGTTGTCCTGCGCCTCCGGCAGCTCCTCCGGGTTGACCGGGAGGCGGATGACGGTGGAATCTTTGGTGAAGAAAAGCCCATAGTTGTTCGCCATCTCTCTGCCTCCTTACGATACCCGTGCGGTGCTCCGCAGCGACGCAGACGCCCGCTGTTCTACCAGCATCATCTTGATGGTGTCTGCCAGCGCCCGGCGGTCCTCCGCCGTGTTGCCGGTGTTCTGCCCCTGGATCTGGATGACTGGCGCCTGCGTGCTCAGGTTGATGTTGTTCACATACCGCCGTTCCGCCATATCTACAAGGCTCTTGATGTCCTCATTGGCCAGCGTGGTGCTCTTGTTGATGCTCGACACATCCCCGGAGATGTTGCCCAGGCTGGCGTTGGCCTCATCGGCCAGTGCCTCCCAGTCAAAGCCGGAAGTGGAGGAGGAGCCGCCGAACAGGTTTGCGCCCCACTGATAGGCGCTACTTCCCGCTGCGCTGACATCGATATAGTCAATCGGAGCGGCGAAATCTCGAAGCCCGCTTTCGCTCTTGAGGATATTTTGGCGGTTTCGCACCTTGCTCAGCCCTTCGTCGATTGCATCCGACCACCCGAGATCTACGCCGATAACTCCTGCAATCCCTTCAATACCGGATGCAAGACTTTTAACGGCTTCCAGCACATTTGCAACCATATCCAAGAACAGGTTTTCCACCGCTGCAACCGGGTTTATAAAGATGTTTCCTAAGAAGTTGGCAAAAGAACCGATGGTGTTCCACAGGAAAATAAACCCATTTCCCACTATCGCAAGCCCTCCGCCAACGAACCCAGTTAGAACGCCGGTAGCCGATACCGAAGACCCGGTCAGCGCGTTAAACGCTGCAACGCCTGCATAGACTGCGCCCACAAGCACCGCGAGGATGCCGACAAACCATGTTATCGGGGACGCCATCAGAGCGCTGTTAAAGGTCAAAACTGCCGCAGATGCCGCTGCCGAGTTCCCGCTAAGGACTCCGAGCCCGATAGACAGGAAGTTCGTTGCGGTTGTAAATGCAGTGGTCGCTGCTGTTGCGATCGTCGTCCAGCTTGCAGCCACCTTGAATATGCCAAACGCCGCACCCAGTCCAAGCACAAGCGGCCCGATGATCTCGATATTGTCCGCCATCCACCCGAGGCCGTTCAGCACCGGCTGGATCGCCTGCAGGGCGGTGTTCTTCATCATCGTCCAGCGCTGTGCCCAGGTGACCGGCATCTCATCAAACGCCGCATTGGTCTCCTCCGCAGCGCTCAGGATAGCCGCCTTGACTACTTCGCTGGTGATCTGGCCCTCCGATGCAAGCTCCCGGATCTCTCCGGTGGTCTTACCCAGGTAGTCGCCGATGGACTGCACGATAGTCGGCGCCTGTTCCAGCACCGAGTTGAGCTCTTCGCCCCGCAGCGTGCCGGAAGAAAGCGCCTGCGTCAGCTGCAGCGTCGCCGCTGCTGCGCCCTCTGCGCTGGTACCGGCCAGCACATACTGCTTGTTGATCTGCTCGGCAAAGGACACCAGCTCCTCCGGCCCGGAGAAGGCGTCCGGGGCCAGCGTGCCCAGCTTGCCCACCAGGTCGGCGGTTTGCTGGTATGCGCCTCTGGATGCCTGGGCGCTCTGGTAGATCATCTCGTTGAGGTCTACGGCTGTGCCGAATTGCGCGTTGACACGGTCGAGCCGGGCGCTCGTCTGGGACATCTCATCAGATAGGCCGATAAGAGCCCTCACGCCTTGGATGCCGGCATACGCCCCGATCAGGCTCTGCAGTGCGCCGGTTAAGCCGCCGGCGGCCACTGTACCGGACTGCATCGCGCTGTTGTAGGTTGCCTGTGCCGTCGCAGCACCTGCGGCGGATGCTTGGGCCTTAGTCAGCTTGCCGCTGGCCGTCTCAGCCATCTGATTGAATCGGGTGAACGGCGTCGAGAACTTATCCACGAGCACGAGCTCTTCCTGAATCGTTGCCATTTACAGAGCACCTCCTTCCTCTTGCAGCTTCTCCCGCGCCTTGGAGCTGCGGCGACAGAACTCCGCCACCATGATCCGCTCCCGCACGGGCAATTCCAGGTATTTTGAGGGGGGCCACCCCCAATTTTCAAAGCAGTAGTACGCGATTAGCGTATCTGCGTCTGGAGATGGCCCGCCCATCAGTTTTTTACTTCTTCCGCCTGCTCGATGGCCATCTGATTGAAGCCGCACAGCTCCAAGATGGCATTGAGAAGGGCCGCATACTCACCGCCGAGCAGCATCTTCGCCGGGACCAGAAGCGGGTCCATCACGCCGTAGGCACCGCACAGCTGTGCATCCGAAAAATCGGGGTACACAGTGCAGGCTACGATCAACCGCCGGTTATACTCGAGCCCGTCGAAATACTCTTCTTTCCGGCCGTCTACCTTGCGCATCTTGCGGCAGCGCCGGGAGATGGTCTCGTTTTCCTCCTGCGAGATGCTCTTGATCTTGAATGGGATCGGGCTGCCGTTCTCGTCCCGGAACCGGTCAGAGATCACGACCTCCTTCTCCTCTACAAGACTGATAGGGTGCAGGAATGCTTCCAGTCCGCTCATGTTCATTTTCCTCCTTGTTGCTCACTTGATCAGTTGCTGCCGTAGCTGTCCGGATCAGTGAAGGCCTGCAGCCGCTCCACATCGGTATAGGCGAAGTTAAAGTCGTAGTTCAGCATCGCCTCTTCGTCGTTGAGGATGGACAGCGGGATGGTGCCGGTCAGCGTGCAGCCGTAGTAGGCCATCACCTGCGAGCCGATGGAAGTCGCCGGGTCGCTGTTGGTGATCTGGATGTCAAACTGAGGCATCACGCCTGTTTTGATGTACTGCATCACCATATCGGTGAACAGGTTGGTGCCGTAGTAGATGTTGCCGGTGCCAGTCAGGCGTGCGCCGTTCTGCTTCGGCTGGATCTTGTTGGTGCCGATCACGCGCATATCATTCGACTGGATCTCAGCATTGGTGGTGATATTGCGCATCCCGGCCACTTCGATGTTCCGCCCGTCGAGGGTGACGAAGATTTTACCCTCCGCACCATTGACGGTGTCTTTTGCCAGAAGATAAGCCATTCTTTACACCCTCCCTTTAAGACACGGTAACGGTCATGTAGATCTTCTCGATCGAATCCACGACCTGAATCGCCAGGTTGACCACGATGCTGTCAATATCGTCGCCCGCCAGCACCTCTACATCGTCGGCGGAGAAGTTCTGGATCGCTTCCTGCGCCTGCAGGTCGCTCAGATACTTCACTACCGCCTGCTTGAAGAGCCCGCGCCCGGTCTCGTTGTTGTTGATGACCCCGAGGTAGTTGACGGAGAACTGCTGATAGATGTCATTGGCGATAGTGTTGCAGACACGCATCGTCCGATTCTTGCGGAAGACCTCGCCGATATCTACGGTGTAGGTGGTCAGACTGTTGATGTCCTGCTCAATGTGTACGACATCGAAATCGGAAGTCAGCACGAGCTGTCCGGCAGTGAGTGCGGCCTCCACCTGGGCATTGGTCATCACCGGGACCGGTGCGACAGCGTCCGGGTGGGTCGCATAGGTCAGGCTTTCATTGGCCTGTGCGCCGGCCTGCACACCGCCGGCCCACCAGCACAGCTGCTGCTTGGTCAGCGTGGTGCCGTCCGCCAGCTGTGCGCCGCTCTGCACATCAATCACATACCGGCTATCAGGCGGAGTGGTGAACGATGCCACGAGCTGGCAATACTGGCCGTTATCCTCGCACATCCGCTGGACAAAGGACTGCATCGCACTCAGCGTGGTGGCGTCGGTGCCGTCATAGATGAGGATATCGAAGCGATACGGTTCGATGGCGGTCAGGAAGTTGGTATAGGCGGCGGCAGCCACAGTGCCGTCAAGGCCGCCGGCGAGCGGGGTGCCTGCGCTGGCCGCCAGTGCGCCGGTGCCGCAGCCGAGGTCGAGCGCGGTCTTGCCCGGACCGGCGTACTGCTCGAGCGCGGCGAGGCACATGCGCGTTGTGGGGTGGCTGCCCGTGCCGAAGATGAGCCCAGGATCGAGCCGCAGCGCGACGCGCCCGGCCGCCGGAGCATCGAGCCCATCGGGCACGACGACGGGCTACGGTCTCATCGAAGGTTCCTTCGGCAACGGCACGGCTGTCGGTACTTACTACAACTCCTTCCAGGACACCAACCTCGATGATCTCTGGGGGGCTTATGCAAACTTCCTCTTCGGCCGGAACTGGAAGCTCCTCGCGAACTACGAACGGGTCAGCTACGAAAAGGCCATCTCTACAGCACGGGGCAACGAAGATTCGGCCGGCGTTTGGATCGGTCGCTTGACTTACGGCAAGGCCGTCATGGCAAGGCCCAAGACATGGGATGTTTGGGTGGAATACATCAATGCGCAGGACGGTGCCTATGCAGTGGGGGCTTTTGGTGCCACCAGCTCTTGGAGACGGATCGGCAAATTGGATAACCTTGAATCCTGGGGCGTCGGCATCGACTATACCTTCGCGAAAAACGCTCAGTTCCAGGTCGGGCAGTCCTTCGCTTCGAAAGTGAAAGACGGCGACGGCAAAGATCCGGACGAACTGACGCGTGCCCAGTT